TCTCCAATTGAATACTTGTTACACCAGTTACTATTGATTGATCTGTATGTGCCTTTGATAAGAAACCAAATACACCTAATGATGTAATTAAAGATAATATTACGATTGCAGCTACAAGATAATACTTAATTAACATTGGAACAGTGTGCCAATACTTGTACAACCACGATGTTGCCGCAACCTTTGCTGCTTCAATTGACGAAGCCATAACAACAACAGACCAGAACGCTCCAGCAAATATTGTTGTTAAACCTATGATAGAATAGTAACCAGCAACAGAAGCAACTATTAATCCTATCAGAAGAACAATATAATTAATCATATATTAACTTATCTACCCTTTTAATGAAATCAGAAACCTTTTCAGCTCTACTAGGCCAATATATGTAATCCTTTTCAGGATTCTTTTGTAGATTGACAAGCAAAGGCATAATCAACTTATACAATGCTTCTAGTTTCTCTTCGTGTGTTCTTGATATTTGTTTTATTTGTGTTTCTTGTAATAGTGTTTTCTCTTGTAATTGACGTTCTAATTCTCTTAGCTCTTCTTCACTAACAGCAGAGAAGCCAAAGTCCATCTCATCAATACTAATACTAGGTTTTGTTTTCATGCAAAAAAGTCCTCTAAAGTATATTGTTTCTCGGTCTTCCAACCAATAGCATCGAGAATAGTTTTTAACGGTTCAAGAAATGATTTTTCAAATTGCTTTTCATAATCAATATATTCATGCATACCAAGTTCTTGTGGTAGCATTCCTGATGTTGCAAATACATTCTGATGGACAGGGTTTGGAACCTTCATGTAACAGAATTTAATCTTGTCACCGTTCGTGATTAAAGGATATTTAGCTTTCAATCCCTTTTCTGTGACAATCTTATTATACATTATGGCACCTCTTACATGGATAGGACAAGCAGATTTGATATTAAATTTATTATCAGACCACTTCTCTAACCCTTGCACACCTCTTGGAAATGCAACGTCTTCGTATGGTAAATTTGAAAAGTCAATTCTAAACTGATTGATAAACTCCATTGCATCTTCTTCTGTTCCATTCATAATGATCTCTAACGCATCTTTAATATGACTTCTACAAGCAGCTGGTGTAGATGATCGTATAGCTTCAATACCTTGCATCTTTAACTTAGGTTTAGCATACTGCACACCTTCATTATTATGAACATTTAGAATGTAATGCTTCTTACCAGTCCATATACCTTTATCAGCAATTGCCTCCCTCTTCATCTTCATCTTCTGCTCATAAGCATGAACAGTATCACCTAACTCACTATAACACTTGTCAATGAAAGGTTCAAACTCATCATTGCAAATATTGTCAAGATACTTAACAACTTCTTCGTTGCTCATATCTTTACAAAACTTCTTAACATAATTCTCAAGATCAAGATACATAGAGTCAGTATCACATGCAATAACATAATCAACTTTATCTGTTCCTAACTTACCATTAAGATACTCATTGATACACTTCTCAATCCATCGAATAGCAAGCTGACCAGACAATGTAATAGACTCTGCATACTTACGATCAAACCATCTAAAGTATTTGTTACCTAAAGCACCATAAGCACTATTCAGTTGAATCTTCTTTGCTTGCTGCATATTATGACATTGAGCAATCTCATTAGTCAATTGCTTTGTTGGTTCTATCTCATACTTTTTCTTTGCTTCCAACATTCTAGTCTTCCATACTACACGATCGTTGTACATCTTCTGCATCAAGTAAGGAAGGAACCCTTGTCTATCTCTATCAAACATACAGCCAGAGCCACAGAATGTTACATTATCTTCTTTAATCTTTTCTGTTGTACCAGACTTATCCATCCAACCATTAATCATTCTATCCACAGACACATCAGGAATCTGACCAACAAAAGTATCTGGTGATATGTTATACTGCATTATGATATGAGGATACAGACTATTCAAGTCAAAAGACACGACCCAATTGTGAAGTCCAACTTGAGGATCCTTAACATAAGCACCTTGTATAGGACCTCTATCATCTTCTTCCTCAACCATACTAGCTGTGTTATAAGGAACAACAATATTGTTTGACATTAAGTGATTATGAATAATAACATCCCATATTCGCACTGTAGTCAAAGTCTCAATTAGATTAACCTTAGCATCATAAGCAATAGCATATGCCTGCTCAATCAACTTCAACTTCTCTTCTAACTTATAAACCAGTTCTACGTCAATAATATTATAATTAATAAAGTTCTGAAAGTCTTTTTTATAAAATTCATCTAACGTCTCGTATCCTAATGCATTGTAATCTAACTTCTTTGTTCCAAGTTCCATCAATGCAATATGGTCTAGTTTATAACTCTCTTGTGGTGTGTATGAGAACTTCTTATACAGAACAAGATAGTCAAGAATAGTAATGCCAGCAGGATGATTAATATTAAACTTCTCACTATTGAATTTGTTTATCATCTGTCTTGATGTTAAGAATCCAAATGGAGATAGCTTGTTTGCCATCTTGCTACCAAGAATCTTATTGATTCTCTTTTCAAGATACGGCATATCAAATAACTCTACGTTCCATCCTGTAACAACGTCAGGAGCAAATTGCTTGGAGTTCCATACAACAAGAAACTTCTCTAATAGGTCAGCCTCGTTTGCACATTTTAGATAAACAACATTATCCTTTTCTTTCTTATAAGGATAAAGACCAAATACAACGTACTTGTTGTTCTTACAAACAGTTATGGCTGTAACTTCTTTATCAGCTTCCTCTAAGTCTGGAAATCCACCCTCCGAGTCGGTCTCAATATCTAATGTGACCAAGGATATTGTAGATGGATCATACTCAATTGTTTCTGGATATAGGTCACTAATCAGTGCATGAACCATTTCAAACTCTCTTGACCCAAAGCCATACACTAGAGTTTGATCTTCTATGTCACCACACTTCTCCAAGAACCTATCCATATGTTTCTTGGACTTAAATACTTTCTTTGCAACCTTCTGGCCTTTCAATGAACGATATGGTGTTTCATTAGATGTAGGAATGAAGCAATATGGCTCACAGGGAAACCTTTTAACCACTCGCTGACCTTGTTCGTAACCTATTAGACAGAATTCTTCCGTCTTTTTATTAAAACTAACATTAGTATAAAAGTTCATATATTCTCACAAAAAGATTACGTTCAGGTAATTATACATGATATGAAAAAGAAAGACAACAAAAAAGGGGCCAAAGCCCCTTTTCTATTTTAAGTAAGGATATTTAATCCTACTATTAGCACGCATTTGATTTGCATCTTTTAGTGCTTCCACAATGTTCATAATAAACTGTTTTAGCTGTTTCATTATTACTCCGTAAGTAGTTCTTTTTTAGATTCTGGCTTGGTTTGTCCTTCACCAACTTCAATTTTTTTTGGCTTTTTGTGCTCGGGTATAATACGCTCAAGAAAAATCTTTAACATTCCATTGATTAGATCAGCATTTTGAACTTCTAATGTATCATCTAATGCAAATGTTCTTGTGAATGCTCTTCCAGCAATGCCCTTAAACAAGTAGTTTTCATCATCATCTTTCAAATTTCCTTTGACAATCAACTTACTTTCATCAAGTGTAATCTCAATATCTTGTTTAGCAAAACCAGCAACTGCAATCTCCACCACATATTTGTTTTCTTCAACTTTTTTAATGTTGTATGGGGGATAGTTAGGAATGTTCTTTGTTAAATCATCATGCATTTTGGCAAGGCGATTAAATTGATCATCAAACCCTACGTAAAACTTATCAAAACCTTTATAGTCTAATCCAAACACATCTTTTAAATATGTCATATTGTTCTCCTTTTAAGCAAGTAAAATTAAATAATAGTGGCTCCTTAATCGGCAACCACTACTACTATATATCAAAGATATGTTGTATGGCAACAATCTTTTTTCTTGACGTTCAGCTTAGATTTTTTAACCTACTAATTGATAGCTTGCTTTACGCTCTGTCTTTTCAAGCAACGTCCACCCTCTTTCAAATAAAATTTCTTCAATTTTATCATGGGGATATAGTTCTAAATCATCAAAAACCCACACAGAACCATTGTGTACACGAGATTGATAGAATGCTAACTCTTCATCTAGCGCTTCCATATTATGTGGGCCATCAAAAAAAACTAATGCGTATGTATCTTCAATAATCTTATGCTCACAATAAAAAGGAACACCATCTCCGTATCGTTTAAAAAATTCAGAATCTTCTAAACACATAAAAACTACATTGACTGGCTTACCTTGCATATATTCGTAAATTGCTGTCAAAGCCTCATTGCGCATATCATTAGTGTAATCAAGCTTCAACGTAGCACGATTTTCTTTTTCTCCATTAGGATAGTCAATGTTACCATAAGGATCTATACATACGATATTTCGACCATAGTTTAAATCTTCAAGTAGTGTATCAACTATTACCTTTAAACTGCCGCCTCGACGTGTTCCAATTTCACAAAGCATACCTGGTACATTTTTAATTGCTTTTACAGCATTAGCTAGAACGTGATAATCTGCACTATCACCTTCTAATTTTTTTGGACCACGTTTGTTTGATAATTTGAACTCGCGTTCAAATGTTTTACCTACACCATTATCATCTACACGACCAACAATTTTCATTGCATCGTCGTTAATTTCTACTGACATTTTTACATCCATAATAAAGCTCCTTGTTATCGTTTACCAATATTATATTTTGTTACTAATTCCCAATCATGTTTTTCTTTATGTGCTATCACTTTAATCTGACTCAATGGTGCTTTTGGTTCAGCAGATTTTTGTGGATCTGCAAGTTTAACTAATTGCCATTCAGCAAGAAGGTTTGCAATTGTATTCCGTCTTCCTTGATCTTCTTCTGAGAAGTTAGAAGGCTTGCCATCCAAAGCAAATAGTTCTTTAAAATGAACAATGTAATACTTACCTTGCTTGTGTAAGATGTGACAACTTTGAAATAGCTTTTTATCTTTTCGAGATGCAACACCAATTCTTGTTAGTGTCTCTCTGATTTTAAGGAATGAGTCTTCGTCAGCAAGAAGAACCTCCACCAAACTTTCTATATTCATATTCCACCTTTTTCTAATTGTATTTTTATAAGGCTGATCTGTTCACTAGAAAGTAACGCTAGAGCTTCAACTGTTTTATCATTACTATATTGATAATATTGCTGAACCGCATCAAAATCATCACTCTCCACCTTTTTGACCCACTTAGCGTAACGCTTTGAGGATCGTATACTATTTAGAAGGAAATGGTATTGGAGCTTTCCGTCTAGGTGGGGCTTAGTGTTGATCTCGTTGCTGTATGCAATTGTATCAGGAAAATATGACAAACCCTTGTTAACAAGAAACGGTTTATACAACTTTTCAGCTAAATCTGGATTCTCACTCTTTGTTATTAAGTCCTTTTTAGATTGAGTTATTGAGTTGATGAAATCAAACGGGCTCATTTGAATTGACACTCTACCATTACTTCAGTAAAGCAAGCAGCCATATTAATCTCTTGGTCTGCAACAAATGCTGCTTTATACTGATATTCAGCTAGAATCAATACAAGTTGAGGAACACTTGCAGTTGCAATTACTTCTGATGCATAATCATAAAACTTCCTAAACATTGAAGTCTGATCCACATCACTATTCTCTCCTACCCATCTTCTAACATCTGAAAAGCTCTTTGCTTTCATGTGCTTAACTAAGTCTTTGAATGATTCATCTGAGAATGAAGTCAGTATACCAGAGTCAATCTTTCCTGTAGCAGAGTATCGCTGCAACTCATTTAATACTCTTCTCCAATCTGGAAAGTACTTTGTAATCAATGAGGCAAGTACTTTCTCATCAAATGTAACACCCTCAGCACAAAGGATATCTATAGTACGGCGATAGAATTCTGAAGCTAACTTAGGTTTATCCTTATTGTCAATTTTAAATTCTACAACACTGCATCTTGAGTGTAATGGATCAATAATCCTATTTTTAAAATTACATGTAAGAATAAACCCACAGTTAATAGAGAACTCTTCCATAAAATTACGCAAAGCTGGTTGAGTAGATGTTGGATTAAGATAATCAGCCTCATCTAGGATTACATACTTACGTCCTCCTGTTAAAGATACTGTAGATGCAAAAGACATAATATCGTTACGAAGTGTATCAATATTACCATGCAACGAACCGTTAATAATTACTGAATCACAATCAAGTTCATTTAACATTGCTTTTGCTACTGTAGTCTTACCAACACCAGCTCTACCACTCAACAACAAATTAGGAATGTTGCCATCATTAACAAATTGTTGAAACGTCTTTTTTAAATTAGCTGGTAGAACACAATCTTCAATTGTCTTGGGCCTGTATTTTTCCACCCAAAGATATTCATCACGAATCATAATAATCTCACTTAGTAAATGTTGAAGTTTTACCGCTAATTGCTATCCAATACTGGATATTATCTCCTTTAAATGTTGATATGCCTTTAGATGATATAGACACGCTATAATTGTCTTGCAGCAGTTTTAAGTGTTCTCCCTTGATAATCATTTTGAAATCGTGTGACGTCGTTCCTACCTCAACCTCATACGTATTATTGTTAGTCTTTGTCTCTGCAT